AGATCGTCTCTGCTATCTCCCGTCAGAAGGAGAATGAGCGCTTCTCCAAGATGGGTGATGAGAAAGCCCGTAGCAACTACAAAGAAGAGAAAGATCCATTCGGTAGACCTGGCGGAAAGCATGGTGGTGTTGGCAAACCAGGTGGTGGATATGACAAAGCAATCAAGGCAAATCAAAAAGCACTTGATAAATTAGAGAAGAAAAAGGTTGATGAAGCAACCTATCCTTCAGACTTCAGAAATGCTGATGGTTCTAAGAGAGCTGTCGCCAAGAAAAAGTATGGAAAGGATAGTGGACCTAAGCAACATGATGAACCCATGAGTGGTGGTCGTAGAAAGACTGTAGATGAGTCTGACAACTTCACTCTGATCGCTGATTTCCTCATCTCTGAGGGTCAGGTACAAGACTATCAAGAGGCAATTGAGTTCCTTACAGGTGCTCCTGAGGAGTTCATTGAGAGCGTTCTGAAGTTCGCAGAAGAGAGACAATTATTCATGAACTATGTGGTTGAAACCGGCCATTGCGCTGACCTTGATGAGGCAGCAGTTGTTTATGCAGAAAGTGATGAAGGGCTGATCAGAGATGTCATCGACTCAATCACCGAATAGTTACCCCAATCCGTGGTTATATAATGGTAAGACTTTTGATTCCCCTGATATTGGGGACTACTACGGCTTTGTTTATCTCATTACCAATAAGTCAAACACACGACGCTACATTGGTAGAAAGTATTTTTGGTCATTCCGAACACCTCCTGGAAAGAAAAGGAAGGTAAAGCAGGAATCCGACTGGAAAAAATACTATGGTTCGTGTCCTGAACTCAAGGCAGATATCAAACTCTTTGGTAAGGATTCCTTTACCAGAGAGATCTTGAGCCTGCATAAGACTAAGGGACATTGTAACTATGAGGAGACAAAGCAACTCTTCCTCAACGATGTCCTGAAAGAGTCTCTTGACACAGGCTCTCCGATGTATTATAATAGCAACATACTCGGACGCTACATGCGCAAGGACTACTATGGACCTGAGTTATGAACTCACAGTTGCTGGCACTTATGATTGGGCCAAGGCAAGAATCCAAACGCTTCTTGATCAAGAGATGTATCATGAAGCAACCGATTTGTATGCTGAGTTCAATGAATGGTTAGTAGACACTGATAAGGACCATGAAGTCCTCTTCATGTGATATAATATATACTGAACCCGATATCAATTGATGACTTTTAATGTTATTCTCCAGTCTCCCGACGGCTCCGAGACAACTATCCAATGTGCTGAAGATCAGTACATTCTTGATGCAGCAGAAGAAGCAGGTGTTGACCTTCCTTCCTCTTGCCGTGCTGGTGCTTGTTCTGCTTGTGCTGGCAAACTTGTAGCGGGTGAGGTTGATAATGAGGAGCAATCTTTCCTTGACGATGATCAAATCGAAGAGGGTTGGGTTCTCACTTGTGTTGCTTATCCTAAGTCTGACTGTACTATCCTGACAGAGCAGGAAGAAAATCTTTAAAAATTACAACCCATGAAATTATTTCTTGATACTGCTGAGCAGCGTGCCATTGAACGCCGTTACAAAACTGGATTGATTGATGGTGTGACCACCAACCCTACTTTGATTGCAAAGTTGGGATATGATAACGCAAGAGACTGCGTTATGAATATTATGGAAAGGTGTCCTGAGTTAGAAAGTGCTTCTATTGAAGTTCATCCTTCAGCATGTGATGATGTTGATGCTATGGTCTTGGAAGGTGGTGACTATCGAGCACACAAGGCACTCACAGTTAAAGTTCCTTGCACCCCTGCAGGTTTGCAAGCCTGTAAGATTCTGAATTCTCGTGGTCAGAAGACCAATGTGACTCTGGTCTTCTCTGTTGCGCAGGCAATCCTTGCTGCTAAAGCAGGTGCTACTTATGTGTCACCTTTTGTTGGCCGTTGCAACGATAATTCCTTTTCTGGTGTAGAATTGGTTCGTGCCATTGCTTCCGTCTATCGTGAGCACATGGTATCTACTCAGATCCTTGCTGCATCCATCCGTGATGTTCAACAAGTTGGACGCTTGTTTGCTGTCGGTGCTGATGTTTGCACCATTCCTCCTAAGGTATTTGATCAAATGTATGATCATGTTCTTACCCGAGAAGGGTTGGAGAAATTCAAGGCAGATGCTGCTGCTGGGGGTCTCTGACCCTTAGTATGCCACTTTAGCTCAGCTGGATAGAGCAACGGTTTTGTAAACCGTAGGTCGTCGGTTCAAGTCCGACATGTGGCTTACGTCTCAGTAGCTCAGTTGGATAGAGCAACTGCCTTCTAAGCAGTCGGTCGTAGGTTCGAGTCCTACCTGAGACGCCTTGCGGGTGTGGTGTAGCGGTAACACGCCATCCTTCCAAGTTGGAATCACGGGTTCGATCCCCGTCACCCGCTCTCGGGAGATTAGCTCAGCGGTAGAGCGCTTCGTTTACACCGAAGATGTCACTGGTTCGATCCCAGTATCTCCCATGCATAGGTTCAATTGAATATAAATGATTACAGTAAGATGTAAGAGATGTGGGAGAGAAATTACTGCTCATCCCACCAAAACACAATGTTGTGGCTGTCCAAACATGATGACAGTTACTGAAGACAAGATCACTGCGGAGGACTTGTCCTTAGTTTTATTGCTGAATAATAAAGAAAAAGTAAAAAATACTGGTTTCCTGACAGAAACTGACTTAAAATACCAGGAGGAACGCCGAAAGAGGCGAGTCCGCAAACTAAACTTTGAGGTTCGCTAATGATCAATCTGCACCAGTTGTACAATCATTATCTGCATACAGATAAGAAGCATGACTTAGTTGATGAGAGAGTCATCAGCTATGGCTGGCGTGACAATGGTGAGGATGTGGTCGGATACTATGTGGTCACTGAAAACTGGGTGCTTAAATATGATATAGCAGGTGGGTACATCGGCAAAGACAGTCACGAAACTGTCTTCGCTGAACCAAAAACCGCCTGAAATATGCTATAATACATAGGTAAACAAGCAAAGCGATGAATCTCTCGGAAAAGTTCAAGAAGCACATGGCTATCCTCCAAGATACCCGTGATGGCAAGTATGCACTTGATATGCAGAATCCGAAACTGTACAAAAAAGTGTGTAAGTATCTTTCTGAAAAAGGACTAGAGTTCTCTGGTGATCCATACGATGACTATGAGATGTTCCTTGATACCCTTGACCAAGAACTTTCAACCATTGAAAAATGAACGACCTAAAGAACAAGTCAACTAAGACTACTGTCATTCACGAGAGATTTCCCTATCGCTATGTGCAGAAGGGTTACATTCAACTGAATGGTAAACCTGATTTTCGTTTGCAAAAAGCAAACGAGTATACTAAGAAGTATTCTGACATCTATCTCTTTGATAATGGTGATCAGTTGCTTCAGGCTATTGAAGACTTTGATTATGCAAAGTGGTTAGATCCTGAGGGCGTTGCTTGTTACGTCAAAGAAGACACGGATGGTCTATAACAGCACTGGTCGGGAAACCCCTCAGACATGGAGAGTCTCTAAAAATACTGGTGGAGTCAACCCTCTGAGTTTCTTGTTTCTCTAAAGAACAAGTGGCGAGCCTGCAAAATTCAGATCACTAGGAGGTTGACATCGACCTCCTTTTTTGTTATTATACATAAGAAGAAACCATTTTATTATTAATGACTGCTTACATTAAGAAAGCACTTGTGCTTGGTGCTGGTGGGTTCATTGGTTCGCACATGGTCAAGCGTCTACGATCTGAAGGGTATTGGGTTCGTGGTGTTGATCTAAAACGTCCAGAGTATTCTGAAACAGAAGCAAACGAGTTTGTCCAAGGTGACTTGCGAGACTATGATTTCGTCCGCCGTGTCCTTGAGTACAAGGGAGACCGTGGCAACTTCTATCATTCGGTTCCCCATCGTTATATTCAATGCTTCGATGAGATTTACCAGTTCGCTGCCGACATGGGTGGAGCTGGATTTGTATTTACTGGTGAGAATGATGCAGAGATCATGCACAACTCTTGCACCATCAATCTGAATGTGCTTGAAGCACAGCGTAAGATGAATGAGGAGAAAGGTAAGAACGAAACTAAGATTTTCTACTCTGGGTCTGCGTGCATGTATCCCGAGCACAACCAATTAGATCCAGATAACCCAGATTGCCGTGAAGAATCAGCGTACCCAGCGGACCCAGACTCCGAATACGGATGGGAAAAACTCTTTTCTGAGAGACTATATTTTGCTTATGCTCGTAATCATGGGATCCCTGTTCGGGTGGCTCGATATCATAATATCTTCGGCCCAGAAGGAACCTGGGACGGTGGAAGAGAGAAAGCACCTGCAGCAATCTGTCGTAAAGTAGCATACCTGCCTGGAGTTGGTGGTGGTATTGAGGTGTGGGGTGACGGTCTTCAGACACGCTCCTTCCTTTATATCGATGAGTGTATTGAAGCAACTCGTCGCCTGATGGATAGTGATTTCCAAGGACCAGTCAACATCGGTTCTGAAGAGATGGTAACCATCAACCAGTTGGTGGAGACTGCTGCAAAGGTCTCTGGCAAGGTAGTGAAGAAGATCTACAAACTGGATGCACCTACTGGTGTCCGTGGACGTAATTCAAACAACGATCTCATCCGTGAGAAGTTGGGTTGGGATTATTCTCAGACTCTTGAGGAAGGTATCCGCAAGACATATGAATGGATTAGTGAGCAAATCAATGTCAAAGCTTCGTCTTAATCTTGTAGGAGATACTTTTACCCATCTTACCGGCGGAAACAAAGGATATTCTGTTCACGGTAAAGTCTCTAAGCATATTGAATGGGTAAAGGATGGTGGAGAGGGTACATTCTATGTGGATAGTACCCTTCCCTGGGCCTGGATCGATCCAAAACCAGGTCCTAGGTATGCTTGGTTATTGGAATCAAAGTATATTACTCCACAGATTGTTGATTCTGTGAAGATGGACACTCAGAAGTATCTTGATGCTTTTGATACTATCTTTACGCACAACCAAGAGTTATTGTCACTGCATCCTAAGTTTAAGTGGGTGCCTGCGCAGGGATTTTGGATCAAAGAACCTAAGATCTATGAGAAGTCTAAGATGATTTCTATGATCTCTTCCAATAAAAGGATGTGCAAAGGTCATATAGATAGGTTACAATGGGTAGAGGCACTGAGAGATCAGGTGGATCTATTCGGTAGAGGATTTCACGAGATCGAACTGAAAGAAGAAGGTCTTTGTGATTACATGTTCTCTGTAGCCATTGAGAATGGTCAGTATGGTACATACTTTACTGAAAAACTTCTTGATTGTTTTGCTACAGGTACTATTCCTGTCTACTTAGGTGCTCCTGACATCGGTAAGTTCTTCAATATGGATGGTATCATCCCACTATCAGAAGAGTTTACTGTCAGTGAAGACATCTATGAATCAAAGAAAGAAGCAATCCAAGATAATCTAGAGATTGCTAAAACAATGGAAGTCCTTGAAGACTTTATTTACACCACATACTTGAATTAACAATGGGACAAATCAATCATCCAGTCAAACTTGAGCAGATGCTCAAGAATTTTGGCATTAAAAACTTTGTCGAAACTGGTACAGGCGATGGCTCCAGTATGGATAAGGTTCTGCTGACAGAGATCGTTGACAATGCTTATGGCATTGAACTCGATGATGAACTGTATGCTAATCTTGCAGAAGCATATGCTGGCATTGATTATATGCACCTGTATAAAGGATACAGTGAAGATAAGATGGCAAATGTCATGGATGACATTGATGATGAACCTGCTCTGTTCTGGTTAGATGCACACTTCCCTGGTGCTGATTATGGTCCTGCTGGGTATGGTGCTGAGGAAGATGTGAACAAGCGTCTTCCCATGGAAGCAGAACTGAGGGTGATGAAAGAGAAGCGTGATCTCTCCAAAGATATTATTTTCATGGATGATCTGCGCATTTATGTTGATCGTGGATATGAGGCTGGTAACTGGAATCAGCGAAAGATGTATGGTGGTGATGGATATGAATTTGTGGAAGAGTTGATTGGTGATACTCACGTTCTTGTAGAGCATCATGGGGATCAAGGGTATCTCTTGGCTTTCCCTGTTGATACTGACCAAGAAAAAATCATGGAAATCGTCAAGCAATGAATTTAGTTGTTCTTCAACAAGGAGGATTGGGGGACATCTTCTTCATTCAGAAACTTTTGAAAGAGTTTCATAAGAAGTACGAGGTGTACCATCCAGTCACAAAAGAAATGTGGGATGCTGGGTGCTGCCAACTGAGGACACCAGTCAACACTGGATGGAATATTCAGATTCCTCGGTCTGATGTTTTTGCATACGACTGCAGTAAACAACCATTGCCTAATGGTACTGCAGATATCATGACCTCCAAGTATGCAGGTGCCAATATGGATTGGACTGACTGGTCTAAGCATTTCTCTTATGAAAGAGACTATGAAAGAGAGTATAGT